GCGAACAATGTGCTGAATGGCATGGGCATATTGCGCCCGATTTGTTTGCAGGAGTATTATATGCGCTAGGCAAGTGGTACGGCGGCAACGCCTTGATCGGATGCGAAAATAACAACCACGGATTAGCGGTTAATATCTGTCTCAGAGATGCCGGTTATCCAAATATTTATGTGCAAAAAAGCCTTGATGATCGGGGTAGCGCAGAAAAAGAACAGCGCCGGTTAGGGTTTACAACAACAAGCAAGAGTAAACCGTATATAATAGATCAACTTAGCGCCGAATTACGCGAGAAAACCCACGGAATCACATCAAAAGAGGTGGTTCAAGAGATGCAAACCTATATCGTTTTTGACAATGGTTCGTATGGTGCCAGCATTAATTGTTTTGATGACCGGGTTATGGCGTATGCTATTGCAGGAGAAATGCTAAGAATGTGCCCCAGTTATCGAAAATAAGTAAGAAAATCAATCATCGTGATGATGATAACCATCCCAATAGGCGGATATATGAAAGGTTTAGTGCCAACTCTCAACACGGATATTCCAGAAGCTGTTTCCTCCAAGACAACATCTACAGATGATAATCTGGGCGCAACCCTGCTGGCTAAATGGACGCAATGGAGTACCATTCGGAGAGAGATCGAGGAGGATTGGCTAAAGGATTTAATGGCGTTCAATCAACAAAACGAATCAAATATAGCCCAAATTAGTAAATTTCATTCTCATATCTATATTGGTCTGACTCGCACCAAATGCATGAGTGCGTTTTCCCGTATTTCAAACCTAATGGGTGACAAACACTGGGATGTGCAGCCCACGCCTATTCCTGAAAACGAAGCTAACGACCCAGTTAATACGGCATTTATTGATAAAATGAAAGTCCGGGCCGAGGCTATGTCGAAGGAGATACAAGATCAACTGCTTGATTTGCATTATGAGGATTATCTCGATTCCGTACTCTTGGAATCCTGTATCATCGGAACCGGTTGTTTAAAAGGCGTGATTGCAAGCGTTAAAAAGTTAGAAAAATGGTGCTGTGTTCCGCCAGATGGCGAGGAATTACAACCACAATGGGATGTGGTCAAATCAGAAATACCCGCGCCTCAAATAGCCTCACCATCTATTTTTGATGTATACCCTGATCCCTATGCTACTCGGAAGGAGGATATGTCAGGCTGTTTTGAGAGACATGTTCTGAACCGGCAGCAATTCTCTGAGTTGAAAGACGATCCTCGGTTTGACGAGGTAAAAATAAACGAGATATTGTCAATGACCGACAAAGGGAATCATATTGCAGTATGGCACGAGACCGCGCGGCGCAATATCGCAAAGATAACCGACTCAACAGCAAATCAGACCGAACGTTACGACGTACTAGAGTACTGGGGGCAGGTATCAGGTCGATTACTATCATCAGCGGGCGTTAAAGAAGCTGAGGAAATCGAGACATACTGGGCAACAGTGTGGTCATGCGCCGGGAAAACCCTGTTGGCTAAAATAATGCCGATGAAAAAACAGGTAATTCCCTATAATTTTTTTCAATATAACAAGGTGCCGCATCAATTCTGGGGCATATCCCCAGCCAGGATGGTACGTTCAAGTCAACTGGGCATTAATGGGGTAGTCCGTTCCATTTTGGACGGCATGGCGATGGTGGCGGTTCCCCAGGCTGAAATCAACGTGACAATGTTGAAGGAAGGACAAGACCCATCAATCATGAAGCCGGGTCAGATATGGTTGCGTGATTCCGGTGATCCCAGTACACCGGCAGTCCGATTCTTTCAACCGAATATACCAACCGGTCAACTGATAGATATGGGTGAGATGTTTAAATCTTACGCTGATGACGAAACCAGTTTACCGGCGTACACCTACGGCGATCAGGGTAACGAGTTAAATAAAACAATGGGCGGCATGACGCTGCAAATGAACGCAGCATCATTACCGATCAAAAGCGTTATCCGAAACCTAGAGGATTTTTGTATCAAGCCGTTTATTACCAGCCTATTTGATTGGAATATGCAGTGGTCGGATAAGGAAGATATTAAGGGCGATATGCAGATTGATGTTATCGCATCGGCAGCGCTGCTGGCTAAAGAACAGCGATCACAACAAATGATGCAGCTTTTGAATATTACCGCTAATCCCCTGGATGCCAAATTTATTGATCGTAAATACTTGTTGGAAGAAATAGCCAAATCGATGGATATAGACCCGGACAAAGCTGTACCCACAAAAATGCCGGAAGAAGAACAACCACAAGCACCGCAAGACACCGTGTTAGATCAAGCGCGCGCATCACTATTAATGGCGCAGGTAGAAACCGAAAAATCTACAAAAGAAAAGGTAGATGCCGAGAAAACAAAAATCGTTCTTGATAGCGAATATATCGCAATCCAGGCGGCTAATGAAGTTGCGATGAATCCAGGCATAGCGCCGATGGGTGACGCTTTATATAAAAGTGCAGGCGGCAAAGATTATAATGGCGGTACTTTGACTGATCAACAACCGATAGGACAACCCCATCTGATGCCAGTAAATACACACCCTAATTTCCCCGCTAATGCCCCGGAAACCATGCCAGAGTACGCTATGCCTCCTCAATACCCTGTAGCACCATCTCCAAGCCAAGGCGCACAAGCGGGCATTGAAAGAATGGGGGCAGGTTAATGGCTATGACTCATAAGCAAGCCGAAGCTATTTACTATTTATCAGCGTTGCCGGAATGGAAATTATTTATAGAGTTAATGGAAGATGAGTTACAAGAATGTCATAAAGAACTGGAATGGGAAGATAAGAATGTTAAGTTAATTCAGGGCAAAATTACTATTCTGCGTAAGATAATCAACGAGAGAAAATCAGTAATGGATTTTCTAAAAATAGAATAACTTAAATATATATATTTACTATTTATTAAATATTTGTTAGGATTTATTAATATACAGCCGCAGAACTACAGTTGAAATACTCTGCCCCGTGTCGAGAGACACCTTAATCCTTTATAACAATGGATTTTATGAAACCAGACTATGATGCAATCGATGAAGCGCTAGACGAGGAAATCAGGTCAATGAACCCTGATTATCAAATCGATGCAACATCAACAGAAACAACAGATTCCCCTGCCGCCGCCGATGCAGGTACAGAATCAACTCCCGAAATAGACTCGGTTGACAATACCGATACATCTATCAAAGAAACCACCGACGATACTCAAGAAGCCGTAGTCCCTGAAAGTCGCTATCGTAACGCAGTTGTAGCGATGAATAAGGCGCAACAGGAACTTGCAGAATATCGCAAAAATGAAAGCCAAAAAGACGAATATATTCAACAACTTCAACAGTTGCTAACAGAAAAGCAGCAACAGGACACATCCACCCAAGAAATTGACGATGATAGTCTGGAAAGGGCCAGGGAAATATTCCCGGAAGTTACTAATCCACTGCTTAAGATAATCTCAAACTTAGAGAAAAAATTGTCTTTAGTCACAGATGATGTTGGCAATGTAAAATCCGTCGCTAACCGCTTTCAACAAAACGAACAAAAAACCGCATCAAGTAAGCATTTTGATGACATAAAAGAACATCATGCCGATCTTGATGAGATTGTTGCCTCGGATGAATACGCTGATTGGTACGTACACCAAGCACCGATGATCCAACAAGCGTTGCAGCAAGGTACATCAAGAGATGTAATTGCAGCGTTGAATTTATATCGAGCAGATCACCCAAGTTCTGTACACGTAAAAAATTCTATCACAAAGCTTGATAAACTAGCACAGGCCAAAGCAGCGGCGAGTCCAACAATCAACAAGGGTCAAAAGCCCGAACAAAAACAAACATTTACCAATGAGCAAATAGCTAAAATGTCTCGTGCAGAGTTCATGAAATATGAGGATGCAATAGATATAGCGATGGCGAATGGTGAAATTTATTAGTTAATCGAAAACACACTGTTGATAAACAGCACTATCCTATAAGGAATTTTATTTATGCCAGTTTCAGTCACAAGATCAGGTAATAACCTGCCAAACGGATTATTTAATCCAACGGTATGGAGTAAAAAACTCAACAACAAATTTTATGCCCAATGTTTTTTGATGGACATTTGCAACTCTGATTAATTATCCTGGTTAGAGTATAATATTTTGTGAATTGCTGGAAACCTGAAATGGTAATCAGCAGCCAAGCCCTTTAGAGGGACGGTTCAGAGACTAGATTTTTAAGTAATTTATCCGGGCTTAATGCCGAGAGGATACAAAAATGAACAGAATAGACAGAGGAATTATCACTGGAATGGTTTTTGGTGATGGATGCCTCAGAGTAAGAGATAGATTAAAAGATGGTAAATACGCCTATATTCAGTCGGAACTAAGAATAAAGCATTCTTATAAACAAAGAGCTTATCTTGATTACAAGGCCGATTTGATTAGAAAAATATTTGGTGGGAATGCAACAGTAAAAGAAACTACTGTTACAACCCTGGGGAAAGTGCATAACCAAGTGCTTCTTACCAAAAGCAACAAATATTTTAAGACGTTGAAAAGTGTTATGTACCCCAATGGGATAAAGACATATACCAAACAGTCATTAAGTTATCTTACTCCACATGGTATAGCTATTTGGTATATGGATGATGGATCAGCCAACACAAATACCAATAAAGAAGGATGGTGTTCATCCTGCATAACGCATATATCAACTTGCTGTTCATTGCCCGAAGCAACTGAGATAGTAAAATATTTTATTGATACTCATGATATTGAAGTTAAGACTTTCTTTGAGAAAGGTAATTGGTCAATACGCATGAACACAGAAGCATCTCAGAAGTTCGCTAAACTTATCGCTCCCTTCATAATACCAGAAATGCGATATAAGTTGGCTCATGTGGCAAACTTAAACGTCCAAGAGTGCAAAACACATTCTACTAATTGCATTAAATGCGGTTTAAATACATTCGGTAATCATAGGCGCAAAGGCGTATGTGGTGCCTGTTATTATTTACAACGTAAAGCAATAGGCAAAGTGTGAAGATATAGTCCGACCTAACGCGAAAAGAAAAAGAAGCGTTAGAAGTTACAGATAAAGAACTGTAACGGTAACACCCCTGTGGGAAGGGGAAATCAAAGGACAGGGCAGTCAGGTTACAATTCGCACCCGTCCAACTGTACAAATTACCGATTATACGGTAAACCAGGACATTCAATACCAAGATATTGTCGATGAAAAGATTGATTTGCTTTTAGATAAGGCAAAAACATTCTCATTTAAAATCGATGATATTGATTCGACTCAATCGAATATCCCGGTAATGAATGAGTTGACTCAAGATTCTGCGTTTCAAATGAAAATTGCAATTGAACAAAGCGTAATCCAATCAGTTTATGCCGATGCAACAAACGTCCTATCAACTTTGACTATGGATAAAACCAATGTCGTTGATTGGGTAATCGATGCCGAGGTTAAGATGGATGAAAACAACCTGCCTCAAGATGGGCGCTGGATTCTCATTCCACCCAAAGCGGCTGGGTATCTTCAAAAATCTGATCTTAAAAACGCTTCATTATCAGGCGATAATACTTCAATTGTACGTACCGGAATGACTAACGGCAGGCTGGGTACAGTTGGCGGATTAACTGTCTACGTTTCTAATAATTTGGCAAAATCCGGGACAACTTATCAGTGTTTGGCGGGTCAAAAATCGGCAGTCACTTATGCCTCGCAGATCGTTAAGGTCGAGAATTTACGTCTTCAAACAAAATTCGGTGATGCAGTACGCGGCTTAAATGTTTACGGGTTTAAAACATTGATTCCTGCGGGATTGGTGTCTATGCCAGCTATCATCGTTTAATAACTTGTAAGGAACAAAAATCATGACTACTTATACCCTAACGCAACGTCCGGCCAATTATCCACACAGCCAGATTGTTGCTCAAACACCCGTTAAAACGGTATCAGCTATTTTTTCCGGGCCTGATGCAACGACCTATAAAGGTTCGGCTATAGCGACATCCAATGTCTTTGAATTGATATCGCTTCCCGCCGGTGCTTTAGTTATTGCAGTAGCTTACAAAGTTACTACCGTTGAAGGAGCAACTTGTACATTCGGCATTGGCGACGGTTCTGGAACTTCGGGTTTTGCTTCGGCTATCGACGGTAATACGTCAGCTGACGCACAATCATTTAACGCCACGACTACTCCAACCTACGGTGTGATGAAATATTATGCTGCCGCCGATACTGTTGACTTGATTCTAACTACAGGCACAGCGGCCACAGTTGTCGTTAAAATTTCAGTAACCTACATCCTGACTGCACCTGTTGTTGCTTAAGTCCGCATAACCACATAAGGCCGGGTTAACTCGGCCTTTTTTAAAGGAATTTTAACATGTCAATGTTTGAAGATTTAGTTGTAGGAAAAATAACGATGACCGGCGGCGGCGTGATTGGTACGCTCCCGGCAGTCACTGGCTTGTCTGTCGCGCATAAACAGCTAGGGCCGTTCATTCAATCTGTATTTACCCTTACTGCTATCGCGCAAGCGGTTGTAAACGGCACTGAATACCAGGGAACTAAGATTTTTACGTTTCCTACCGGGCGCATTTCGGTATTGGATGTAACCTCTACTTTAGCGCAAACTACCACCTCTGTGCTTGCATCAACATTAAATGCCAGTTCAACCGGCGCGATTGCGTTAGGTTCTGTTACAGCATCCAATGTATCGCTAACTAGTACGATGGTTGATCTAGCCCCCTCTACAGCGTTTACCTCATCAGGCACAATCAATGTGGCCGGTACTGCGGTTAAACCGGTTTTAGGCGCACCAGCGCATTTTGATGGCACTGGAACGGCAACGCCTGTATGGTTAAATACCGCATTTGCTACTACGGGTGACGTAGACGCTGATGCTACGCAAACGATCACCGGGACAATCTCTATTATTTGGGCAAACGTAGGTAATTTCTAATGTTGGATATAACTGAGTTCGACAAAGATCAATTATCTGAATACGCAAAAAACGTATTTAGTATTGATTTAGATATGCGTAAAGGTCTGGATAAATTGCAAGCAGAAGTCATTTCTTTACAAACCAAGCCGAAACCTGAAGAGGCTCCGGTAAACCCTGCTGCTACACATATATTAAACAAAGATAATGGGCGTATTTTCCCGTGGTCTGAACACCTGCAAAAGTATTTAAAAAATACAGTGGGATGCGATGAAAATGGGAATATAGTTTAATGTTGATGCGCGATCTGGTCAATGAGGTTCGCTTTGATTATCTTGACGATGACAGCTCAAGCCTATGGTCAGACGCGCAGCTTTTACGCGATGCCAATGAAGCAATATCCGAGGCGTTCCAGCGTGCGCCTCTGCTATTAAAAACATCGACTTTAACCATAGTCGCGGCTACAGCGGAATATTCTATTGATCCATCTATCCGTCTTATTTATACGGCAAAACTGGATTTGATTAACACCCCACTGGAACAGTCAACTGATGCACAACTGTCATTAATGTTTGGTTCATCATGGCGTGTCAATACTGGAACACCCGTTTATTATGTGCGAACAGGGCACAAAATAAGGTTGTACCCCATTCCCATCGTTAATGATAGTCTGGTTTTAAATACGACAAACATACTTGATTATTCCCTGAGTATGCTTGATGACCTGGATGATTTTATTGATATGGCTTATCAAAAATCATTGGTGCATTTTATTGTCTACAAGGCTAAATCTTTAAGGGATATTGACACTTATGATCCTGTTAAAGCCCAAGAACATTTAACCTTATTTGATAATATGTTCGGGTTGAAAAAAACAGCAAAATATAATTCCGTGTCTTTTGAGACACCGATGTACGCAACAATTTCTTCGGGCCGCATGGCTTGATTTGGGGTTTAAATGGATACTCGTTATAAAGACGTGGTGACGTTATTAAGTGCTGTCACTACTAATCAAACATCAACTGTTTTCCCGATAAAAATGGGTAGACGAACCCTTCAAGGCAGTATTGCCGGAACCGGCGCAGTTTCAGGGACAGTCAGTTGGTATGGTAATAATGCCAATACTGCGTCTGGTGGGGTATTAATAGCTACCTCTACATTATCTGGTACAACTACCGATACTTCCGGCGCTGATATGCCAGGAGAATGGCCGTATATTTATTGTGTTCTAGCCAGTATTAGCGGTACAAACGCAGCAGTAACGGCAACGGTAGGTGTGTAATGGGCAGCACTGTAGTTACCCAAGCGGGCAATATCAATCAAGGCGCTGGTACGGGCGACGCATTAGTTGCCAATCCATTATCACAATTTGCCGCAACAACATCAGCACAATTAAAGGCTGTTTTGGGTGATGAAACGGGTTTAGGTTTTGCGGTATTCAATACATCCCCGACATTAGTTACCCCACTATTGGGAACTCCTACTTCCTGTATAGCAACGAATCTTACCGGATTGCCCTTAACGACGGGTGTTACCGGAATATTAGCTGTTGCCAATGGCGGAACCGGGTTTGCTACGCCAATGACCGCACTAACTACACAATTAACTTCGCTGACGCATACCGCGCCGGGAACCCCGGATTATGCTGTTCAGGATTTAACGCAAACGACACCCTGGGGATTTGCCTCGCACGACGAAGGTAATAGTGTGTTAAAAGTTGTTGTCAATCTTCAAACTAGGGTTTTGGAATTGGAATCAAGACTACAAGCGGCTGGATTACTTTCATAAAATGGTCGAATAAATTACTTAACAAGAGGAATAA